AGGGTTTGAAGAAAGCCTCTAAGTTACATGCTGGTCAAGCTAAAGCTTTAAAGGGAGTTATCGGTGGCAAAAAAAGATCCTAAAGTAGGCACAGGTAAAAAACCAAAAGGCTCTGGGAGGAGACTATACACAGATGAGAATCCTAGAGATACTGTCAGAATTAAGTTTGCGACCCCTACGGATGCTCGTAAAACTGTTTCAAAAGTTAAACGAATCAACAAGCCCTTTGCAAGAAAAATACAGATTCTCACAGTTGGGGAGCAAAGAGCGAAAGTTATGGGTAAGAGCCAGGTGGCTAGCATATTTAAGAAAGGCAAAGATGCAATCAGAAAAACGAAGAAAGTTTAATGGTAAGTCATATCGAGTATCGGATTTAAAAGAGGGTCCGTACAAGAAAAAACTCGTAAAAGGCTTAATGTCTGCGAGAAGAGACGTAGGAAAAGCTTTGAAAAAGAAAGATAAAAAGATGGAAAGAAACGCACGTAATCGTGTGCATAAGTTTAAAAAGAAACTGGGGGAAAGATAATGCAGTTAGAAACAGCAATAAATCGTCTAATTAAATATTTAAATAGACGCACAGAAGAATTGTCAGCAGCCTTAACGTCCGGCGGTATTGACAGTATGGAAAAATATAACTATATAGTAGGACAGATAACGGCTTTAGAAGCCACTAAACAGGAACTCTCTAACCTGCTGGAAGATAAGGAGCAACATGGAACAGTCATCGACATCAACAATAAAACTACCTAATAAAAAATTGGTAGGAGTCAAAAAAGAAAAAGATTTAACAAAAGAAGATTCAAATAAACTACCACAGCCAACTGGTTGGAGGATGTTAGTTTTACCTTTTAAAATGAAAGAGAAAACTAAAGGCGGTCTATATATGGCCGAGACAACCTTAGAGAGACAACAAGTTGCCTCACAATGTGGTTTAGTTTTAAGAATGGGTCCAGATTGTTACAAGGACAAGGAAAGATATCCTGATGGTCCTTGGTGCAAAGAGGGAGAATGGGTAATGTTTGCCCGTTATGCTGGATCAAGAATAAAAATTGAAGGTGGGGAAATACGTCTGCTAAACGACGACGAAGTTTTAGCAACAATCAAGAATCCAGAGGATATCTTGCACGAATACTAAACATAGAAGGAGTAAACTATGCCAAAAGAAGAAAAAATGGTTGATCTTGACACTTCAGGTGAAGGCGCTGAGATTAATCTAGAAGAGCAAAAAGACGAGTCGGTTGTAGAAACCGAAGCGCCGAAAGAAGGAATTGAAGCGGCGCAACCAGTAGAAACGAAAGAGGAAGAAGTAAAAGAGGAACCAAAAGAAGAGTTAAGAGAAGGATCGAAACCAAAAGAAGACGATGATAAATTAGAATCGTATAGCAAAGGTGTGCAAAAACGAATTGCTGAACTTACGAAGAGAATGAGATCTGCAGAACGAGATGCACAAAAAGCTAACAAAGAGAGAAGAGCAGCTTTAGATTATGCTAAAGCAGTTGAGAAAAAAAGAAAATCTCTTGATTCTAGATTTGGTCAAGTCAACAAAGACTATGTAACGCAGTTCGAAAAAAGAGTTAAGGACGGCATGGAGATGGCACAATCGGAACTATCTAGAGCGATAGAATCTGGTGATGCTACTGCACAAGTTAACGCTCAGAAAAGAATCGCTGCATTGTCTATTGACGAGGCTAGATTAAACGTTATGAAGGAGACAACTCCAGCAGAAGAAAGGCCCGTAAAGCTTGAAGATGCTGAGGATCTTCCTACAGAAACACCAAAACAACTCCCTGACCCGGATCCAAAAGCTCAAGAGTGGGCCGCTAATAATACATGGTTTGGACAAGACAGACCTATGACATTTACAGCGTTTGAAATACACAAGGATCTAGTGGAAAAGGAAGGATACGACGCTAAATCAGACGAATATTATGCGGAAGTTGATAAAAGAATGAGACTTGAATTTCCAAATAAGTTTGATATAAACGATGGTAATACGTCGAATAAACCGACGCAAACCGTAGCTTCTGCTAGACGACCAGTCAGGCAAGGAAGCCGTAAAACTGTGAAACTCACTTCTTCACAGGTAGCAATAGCTAAAAAATTAGGAGTGCCACTCGAAGAGTACGCAAAACAACTAAACATCACGAAGGAGGTATAGGCGTATGGAAAAAGAAAACAAAACTTCTCGTGCGAGCCAATCTAGGTCTAAATCTGAAAGACCTAAGGTTTGGGTTCCACCATCATCTTTAGATGCACCCCCTGCACCAGATGGGTTCAGGTACAGATGGATAAGAGCCGAGGTAGTCGGTTTCCAAGACACGAAAAACGTAACTGGAAGATTAAGAGAAGGTTATGAATTGGTTCGTGCCGAAGAAGTCGAAAATGCAGGTGACTATCCAGTTCTCGAAGACGGGAAACATAAGGGTGTTATCGGAGTTGGTGGCCTTTTGCTTGCAAAGGTACCAGTTGAGATCGCTCAACAAAGACAACAATACATGGCCGATCGTCATAAAGATAGAACGGACGCTGTAGACAACGATCTCATGAAGGAGCAGGATAAGAGGATGCCTATCAATATTGATAGACAGTCTCGTGTAACCTTCGGTGGTACAAAGAAATAATTTTTTAGTTATTTCTCGGGTTAATCCCTATCATCGATTTAATATAAACCGTATTCGTTCGTTGAAGAGCGAATACACAAGGAGACAACTATGGCAAATAGAAACACTAAAGGTTTTGGGCTTATACCTGCTGGTACGCTTGGACAAACTCCAGCGACTGCCGGACTAGGAAAGTACAAAATCGATGCTGGTTCTGCTACAACACTCTACAATGGTGGAGCTGTGGCTTCTAATGCTGGTTATATTGTTGATGGTCAAACGACTGCTGCACCTATTATTGGTGTATTAAATGGAGTATTTTTTACGGATCCTTCTACTTTGAAGCCGACGTTTAAAAACTTCTACCAACAAGTAACACCTGCAAACTCAGAAGACATAGACGCTTTTGTGTACGACAACCCACAACAGCAATACGTAGTAGCAACGGACGATGCAGTAACACAAGCTGGTTTCTTAGAAACTTATGACATGAACACGTCAGCAGGTTCTGATACAACTGGCAAATCTAGCGCTACGCTAGATATCGGTGATACAAGTGCGGACGCAGATACTTTCAGATTGTTAAGAGTCGCAGAAGATCCTGAAAACGAGGATATTACTGCGGGCTTTGCTTCTGTAGTAGTTGTTCCAAACTTGATTGAACTACAATCATAATAGGAGAATAGGAGAATAAATTATGGCAATATCACGATCGCAACTAGTTAAAGAACTAGAGCCAGGATTGAACGCCCTGTTCGGCCTGGAATACAAAAGGTATGAAAATCAGCATGCTGAGATTTATACTACTGAAACTTCTGACAGAGCTTTTGAAGAAGAAGTAATGTTAAGTGGTTTCGCAAACGCACAAGTGAAAGCTGAAGGTGCAGGCGTGTCTTTTGACGAAGCACAAGAAACTTTCACAGCTAGGTATACTCACGAGACAGTAGCTTTAGCATTCGCAATCACAGAAGAAGCTATCGAAGATAATCTCTACGATAGACTTGCTGCTAGATACACGAAAGCTTTAGCAAGATCGATGAGTAACGCAAAACAAGTAAAAGCTGTTGAACCATTAGTAAATGGTCTACCAGGTGTAGGCACATTTAAAGGTGGAGATGGCGTTGCTTTATTTGCAACTAACCACCCAACTGTAGCAGGAACGTTTTCAAACACGTTAGCTGTACAGGCGGACCTTAACGAAACATCATTAGAGCAGTCAATGATTGACATCGCTAAAATGACAGACGAAAGAGGTCTAAGAATTGCGGCTAGAGGAGTGAAGATGATTGTTCCTTCGGAAAATCAATTCACAGCTGAGAGATTGATGAAATCTCAAGGTAGAACTGGAACAGCTGACAATGATATTAACGCAATCGTATCTATGGGTATGGTTCCTCAAGGTTATAGAGTGAACAACTACCTAACAGATACAGACTCGTTCTATATCTTGACAGACGTGCCAAACGGCATGAAAATGTTCAACAGAGCTCCATTAACAACTGCAATGGAAGGTGATTTCGATACTGGAAACGTAAGATACAAAGCTAGAGAAAGATACTCATTTGGTGTATCTGACCCTAGAGGTATATTCGGCGTAGAAGGTGCGTAATAACTAATTTAAAAGGGGGCTTCGGCCCCCTTTTTTATGGTAAGTAAAAGGGAATAATGTTTACAAGAGAGAAAGAAATTATAGTACAGTCTAATGTAATACCTGTAGATATTTTAAAAAATCACTTAGTTTCTTTTCCACACAGTTTACCAAAATATTTTAAAGACATACCAAGTGCCTTTTTTGATGACAGAAAAAGAAGAATTAGATCTAAAACAACAATTAGAACTTGTTCTGGATTTATAAATCTTTTTAAAAGAAGCATATTATTCACATCTCCATATGATATTGAATTGTTTATAGAACCAAATGAAATAAGAGGTAGTGTGGGAGGACTTGACTGGACAAGGTATTTTATGCACCACCCTGATTGGGATTTTATTAATTATGCAAATAGTGATTATGCTCATGTATTAAAATTTGCTCCTTCTTTCACTATTCAATGTGATTATGTTTCAATGGTTTCTAATCCATGGTGGCATATGAATAACTTTGAGATAATACCAGGAATAATAAATTGTAAAAAACCAATGGAAATGAACGTGTTCATACCTATTAAAAAAGAACAAAATCATTTATATATTCCTCAGGGCACTCCTTTGTGTCATATTACCTTTGAGACTGATAAACAATTAAGGTTATCTTTTAAAGATAAGGGCTATAATTATGCAGAAAATCAAGGTTTATTTTATAGATTTAGTAACTTGAAAGACAAACTATTGAAGAATATAATCAAGTAATCATGAAGACATTTAGAGTTCAAATAAGAGCATATGGGTACTACACGTCATTTAATATCGTGTCAGAGGATGAGGATAAAGCCTTTGAAAATGCACTAGTTGACAAACTAGGAAAAAATGATATAAAATGG